TGGAAGAAGCGGAAGAATTGGCGCCTGGCGAGTTCCGTGGCGCTTCGGGTGGTGGTGTTGTCGCCGATGTAGCCGGTGAATGGCTGGCTGGCGCTTCGGGCGACCTGCCCCGCGAGGAGCTGGCCGTTGGCGCCCTGCTTTTCGACGACGTCGTTGGCGATGATGTTCGGCTGGAAGTGCTGGAGCCCGTCCTTGAATTCGTAGAGGCCCGTGCCGAGTAGAAACCGCTCGCCATCGTCGCGCTTAAACAGCGCCATGATGAAGTTCTTGGTGTCGATTTGGTTCAGGTTCATGCTGCCCTCCTGATGGCTGTGGTGAGCTCTTGCTGGATTCGGTCAATGTCGAGCTCGCTGTTGATGTTGTTGGTCATGTAGACGGTGATGTTGCTCTCGGTCGGATTCTCGCCCTGGGTTTTAAACTCCTCGGCAAGTTTCCCGGCGAGTAAGCCCGCCCAGTTCCCCGTGTTCTGCTCGAGCGGGATGACCGCCTCGCGTCCGCGTTCGCCGATGAGCGCGGTGGTTGGGCCTGTTGTGATGCCGCCCTCTGCGAGTGCGACGCGTGGGAGCTTGATGTTGCCGAGCTGGCCCACGTTTACGCCTGGGATGGCGTTCAGGACGCCGATGACCTTGTTGATGGCGTTGATCGGGCCGTTGAGCGCCTTTTCTACGAAGCTGAGGACGCCGTTGATGGCTTTTGCGAATGCTCCGCCGATTGCGCCGCCAAATGCTCGGCCGAATTCGGTGAAGATGCTCGTGAGGCGGTTCCACAATGCTTTGAAGCTCTTGGCGAGTGCTTCGCCGAGCGACTTGATGATTCGTGGCACCGCTGCGATCATTGCGCCGAGGAGGGTCAGGGTCGCCTTGGTGATTTCTGCCAGGGCTTCTGGGCTGGTCATCCATTCGACGATGTTTGCGATGATGCCCGGGAGTGCTCCGCTTAGCGCTTCGATGATGGCCGGGATGGCCTCCACGATTGCCATGAGGAGCGTGGTGGCTGCCTTGATGACCAGCAGGATGTTCTCCGGTTTAGTGAGGAGGACGATCGTCTGGACGATTGCGGTGGTGATGGCCGTCATAAGTTCTGGCAGTTTGTCGGCGATTCTCTCGATGACCGTGCTGGCGAGGTTGAGGAGCGTCTGAATGATGTTCGGGGCTTGTAGCAGGATTTCGTCGAATGCGTCGATGCCCGCCTCGATCAGCATCGGCACCACCTCGGCAGCCATCTCCGTGAGGATGGGGAGGGCTTTCGGGATGATTTCGCGGAGCGCCGTGATGGCGCCCTTAAGCGCGCGGGTGAAGATTGTGCCGAAGTTCTTGGCGAGGTCCGCGCCTGCCTTGACGGTCGTTTCCACTAGCTCCTCGATGTTGGCCTGTGGATCCGCGAGCCCCGTGATGAGGTTCTGCATGGTCGATTTGAAGCCCGCCATTGAGCCCGTGAGCGTGTTGGCGGTTTCGGCCGCGGTGTTGCCGAGGAGGCCCATGTCTTTGACGCCCTTTTCTACCATTTTGGTCACCGCCTCTTGGTATTCGGCGATCGGCACGTCGTTTAATTTCTTGTATTGGTCGCTCAGGTAGCCTGCCGCTTGCGCTTGCTTGAGGAAGTCCGTGGTTGTTTGCGGGAGGATGCCGCTGAATTGGTCGGCAATGCTCAGATAACTCGTGGTGCTGCGGGTGATGAGCTGGAATTTGCCCATGAGCTCGTCGATGTTCTTGCCTGTGCCGCTCGAGTAGTCGGCGATGGCTTTCATGCCGGTCCTGGCCGCTTCGTAGCCCTTTTTATCGCCCATCGTCTGCGCGAATGTTGAGCCGATGCCGGTGATACTCTCCATGTATTGGCTCGCGCTGAGGTTTAGGTCCTGCCAGGCGTTCTGGGCGTCTTTGGCGATGGCGTTGTAGTCCATCTCGTCAAAGATTTTCTGGATGCCGCCCTGGAGCTGCTCAAATTGACCGTAGGCCTCGGTCGATTGCTTGGCAAGGTCGCCGACTGCCTTGGTGGCTGCGGTCACGCCTGCGACGATCGCGGTGGCGCCTGCTGCTGCGGCGGTTTTGAGCTTCGCGCCGAGCTTGAGGCTGACCTTGTCGCCCTGCTTTTCGAGGTCCTTGTCGTCATAAACGAGCTTGATGACTGCCTGGCCGACTTCTTGTAGTAGTGCCATGGTTTAGCCTTTCGTTTGTTGTTTGATGATATTTTGTGCGCTCGCCAATGATTTCGGGGGCTTCCCGTTCTTGCCTGGATGGTTGGCGCCGGCCATTGAAAGGAGAATGACCGATTCGAGCGGGATGAGCTTCTTTTCATCTCGCGCGCGTTCTGCTGCTATGAAGCGCAGGGCGCGGTTGTGGTCAAACTCCCCGCGGTGCCAGGCCTGGTATGCATCCCAGCCAAATCGTGCGAGGAGTTCGGCGGCGAATGCGTCGATTTCGTCGTATGGCTTGGCAGGGGCTTTGCGCTTGGCATTATTGGCGCGGAGCTGTTCTTTTTCTTCATCCGACAGGAAGTCCGACGCGCGGAAGTGGAGCTCGCGGTTTGCGAGCTCCTGCCTGGCTTGTGCTAGGGTTCCGTGCGCCGTCATCTTGTCCGACTAGCTCTCCGAGACGTCGTCGTATGCGCCCGTGGAGGCGTTGAGGCGGGTCTTCTTCGTGATGTCGTTCTCGCCGAAGCGGACCGTGTAGGCTGGGTAGCCATCGCCGCTGTGCTGGGCGGAGTTGAAGACGATCGGGTGGAGGTTGAGGGTCACCGTCTGCGTGTCGCCGGTGCCGATTTCGATGGCATCGTCAACGCTTGGGAAGCAGCGGGTGAGTTCGACGTCTGCTGCGGATCCGTCATCGCATAGGCCCTGTGCGACCACGCTGAAATATTGGCCATCGCCGCAGAGGTTGCCGTCGCCGAGGATGACCTGGCCTGCGCCGGTCTGTGCGCCTGCGTAGGTTGAGGCGTTCCATTTCTGGATTGCTTGGCCGAGGATCTTCCAGTTGTCGAGCATGAACGTAACGCTGCCGCTGAGATCGTTGAATGAGCCCTCGATTGGCGTGGTGGCCGTGCCGAGGCTGGAGGCGCGTGAGCGGGTGCGTGGTGCCACGTTGACGCTCATCACGCTGTCCTGGCCGAGGTCATCAGCTTCGAGCGTGAAGACGCTCCAGCTGCCGCCCGCGGTCGTCTTTTTGCGGAAGATGACGCGGCGGAGCTGTGTGATGTTGAGGTTTGGCATGATTGTGCTCCTTTATTGGTTGATGTCGTAGTAAACTTGTGCGCTTGCCATCTTCACGATGAGTCCGTTCTCGGTCGCGCCGTAGTTGGTCGGCGTTGTGGCCGGTCGGATTCGGATGTTCATGAAGTTGTAGCGACTGTCGCCAACGGTTCCGCTTAATTCGCAGATGGTCTTGTTGTTGCGGATCCATTCGCTGATGGTTTGGATGGTCTTCTCGGTCTTGGTCTTGTCTTTGAAAGCGACGTAGAAGTCCATCGTGGTGAGTTGGTTTGTGCCGCGGCTGGTTGTTTGGTTTCCGCCGCGTGTCACGAGCCAGACGCCCTGTGCTGGCGTTCCGTCACGCTGGAGTGGCGCTTCTTCCCAGAATGCGTTCTGGTCGAGCGTGAGCCCCTGCGTGTCGGTGGTGAGTTTAATCAGGATTGCTGCCGTGATCATTTTTTGGTGATTCCTCCGAAGTATTTCTTAATCCAATCGCCCTGCATGATTTCGGCCTGAGCGTTCGCCATGTAGCCGACGGTGGCCGGGTTGCGGTTCGGGCCTTTCTCGCGCTTCATGGCGTAGTCGATCGTGTAGCCGATTGGCGGGAAGAAGCCCGGAGCCGGCGGGATGCGGTGGTCCTTGGCGTTGATGGTGCCACCGGCGATGATGTTGATGCCTGTGGCTTCTTCGTTTAAGCGGATGCTGTTGCGAAGTGCGCCGGTCACGTATGGTGCGCGGTCGCGGGCGTTGTTTCCGATGCTGGTGGCGAGGTCAAAGACGCCCTCTTTGAATTTCTGGTCGATCTGGTCGAGCGCCTTTTTGTTCCATTTCAGCGTCACCGATTTGACGACGCCCTGCCCGCTCATTCGGACTCCTGGACTGTTCCGTCTTGGCGGATGATGAGCTCGATGTGCTCGAGCTCGCCGGTTTCTTGGTTCTTGCCTTTGGCCGCATCCATGATTTTGTAGGTGCGCCCTGCTGGGTCTTGGATGCCGTAGTTGGCGATCAGCTTGGCGATGTCCGTGGTCGGCAGCTCGGCTGGTTGCACGTAGAGGAGCGTGTCGCTGTCTAGTGGTGATGCGCTTGCGCCGGTGCGGATTTCGGTCGAGTTGATTTCGTCAGCGATGACGTTGATGGTGGTCGGCGTTCCGATCTCCATGTTGCCGGTCATGGTGCTGTAATTGACCTTGCTGATTTTCCAGGCCTCTAGGCCGTTTGGGAATGCTTCGAAGACTGTCATCGGCAGCACCTCGGTGCGCGTTCTGAAACGTCAACGCCGAGGGAGCATTCTGAGTAGCGCTCCAGGACGTCGCCGTATTGCTGCGCGATTCTTGCGAAAGCGTTGGCGGCAGTCGATGCGCGGAAGTTTACCGTGAAGTTTCGGACGTGCTTGCTCTCCACCTCGCCGGTGGCCCCGTGGTTTGTGATGACAACCGCGATGAAGTTCGCGAATGCCTCCTCGAGGTCAGCCGGCATGGTTTCTGGTAGCGCGTCCCGGCAGAGGAATGACGCGAAACGCGTCGCCGCTGCTGCCACGATCGTCGCCCATTGGGCGGTCGTGTAGTTGGTCGTCATCCCCGTGAGGAATTTGAAGTCGTCTTGCGTCATTTCCATCTCCCCTTAGTTGATTAGCTTGCGCTTCCGCCGAGTGTCAAAGCGACCGCTGCTGCGCTCTTGATGAGGGAGCCACCGCGGGCCTGCTCTGCGAGCATGACGTTGGTGTTGGTGCTTAGGTCGAAGTCGGTGTAGGTGCGTGGGGTGGATTCGCCGGTCAAACCGTAGCTCTGGTTTGCGAAGACGATGACGTCGCAGGAAGCGGCATCCATCCACTTTGGAGCGTAGACCGCCTCGGCGCCGAGGATGTCCTCGATGCGATTGCCTGGAGCCACGACGTAGTCGCCGTTGGTCTTCTTGGCCTGGCGGAATGCCTTGATGGCGGATTTCTTCGCGACGAAGATGAGGCCGCCCTCAGCTTCGATTGCGCTCTCGGCCTCGATCGAACCGTCGTATAGGTTGCCATTGACCGTGATGCTGGTGGCGAGCTTGGTGCCGATGCCGGAGGCTGCGGTTGCATCACCGAGGATGCTGAAGAAGCCGCGGGTGCCGTCAAACATGCGGTAGTCTGGAGTGCCGGAGCTGCGGCCGTCGCCAATGACTGCTGCGCGAGCGATTTCGGTGATGATGCAGTCGATGAGTTCCTGAGCGCGGATGTTGATGAGCTCAGGGTTCTCCTTGACCTCTAGTGCATCAAGGTCGAGCTTCTTGTAGACCATCTTGTTGTAAACCGAGCGGATGGTGTCGGTGATGGTCTGGTTGAGCTTCGTTTCGCCTTTCTTGTGGCCATGTGCGCGGCCATATTCGCCGTCGCCAGCCTCGAGGAGGTTGATCTGGTAGCCGTTGCCACCGAGGTTGCGGAAGTGGCTCAAAATGCGAGCGCTGTCCGAGTTGCCCTCGTTGATGGTGCTGATGAACATCGCGTTGATGTCGATCGGTAGTGCGAGGCCGGTGATGCCGTCGGTCGTGGTTGCTTTGTGAGCAACCAATTCGGAAGCCCAGGCGCCCTTAAATGCGGCGTCAAACTTGCCGTAGCGGCCGGCGAGGTCAGCGAACGTGCGCTTGGCTTCGGCGGATGTGCGCCAGTCGCAGTACTGCTTTGCAGTTTCCTGCTTGACGCGGTCTTTGATGATGATGACCGGGCTGCGGAGGGCGTCTTTGGTTGTTTCCTCTGCTGGAGCCTCGGCTTCGCCCTCGTCCTTAGCGTCGCGGGCGGTTGGTTCGGTTGCATTCTCCGGGACGTCAGCAGTGAAACTGTCGACGACGTCGCTGAGTTCGCGCTTGATGGCTGCGTTCTCGTCTGGAGTGAGCTGGTCGATTGCCATTTCTTGATTCTCCTTAATGGTTGATGTGGTTCCACTCCCGTCGGCGGCCCTTGTGGCCCTTGCTTCTGGTTTGTGGTCGATAGTCTTGGCGCGCGGATCGTTTCCTGTCAGTACCATCGAAATCTCGCGCAGAATTCCGATTGGTTGGTCGATTTCAAATCCTGTTCCGTAGTAGCCGTCGTCATACCAGTCAAAGCCGATGCTATAACTGGCTCCCTCGCTGATTGCCCAGGCGTGGTCTGCTAGGCGGTCGTCGTTTGCGAAGTACATCCGCGCGCGGAGGCCGTCCTTGTCGATCCAGACGCGGCAGTCGCCGAATTGTTTCTCGATGCTTGGCACGAGTGCGGCTTCGCCGTCTGGGCCGATTTTCAGCTCGCCGTGGTCGGCTTGAGCCTTGACGCTGTATTTCTCGGTCTGCTTGTCTGGGTCCGGGTTGAGGTCTGCGATGCGGTATAGTTCGCCGTCGTAGCCCATCACGTAGAGGTCATTGAGCGGGCGGGTTTCGCCTGATTCCATGACTTGGCCGCTGTTGGCCAGGATGTTGCGAAAGCGCCGGGTTGCGCTTGTCGCGTTCTGTTTGGTGTCGAGCTTGGCTCGGATGGTTTGCGCTTTCATGGCTTTAGTGTTCCTTTCCATCGGCACGGGTTTAGCGTTCCTCGACCGTGAGGTATGTTCCGCCGTGGACCACCACCGCCGATGAGCTTGGGCCGGAGTAGACTTGCATCTCTAGTCCGAATTCATCGCCCTCTTGTGCGTCTGAAGCGATTGGCGGGATTGTGATCGCGTTGCGAGTTGTGAGCCCGGACGGTCCGGCGAATTGCCACGGCACGTTAATGATCTCGGTGGTTGAACCGTTGCGCGTTCGTGAAATTCGGCAGAAGGTGTTGTATGTTCCGGATGAGGATGCGACCCAGACATTGAAGTAGGCACAAAGCTTTACCTCTGTGATTCCTGCCGGGATGACAATCTTGTTGCTCTTGACCTGGAGGATCGTGTTGTCGCCGTAGCGGTGTGATAGCGGAATGGTCGTGTAATTCGTCGTTGAGATTGGGATTGTCGTGTTGGCCGAGCAGTTTGCTGTTTCGACGGCTGGCCTTACCATTGCTACCGATGGTTTCGGCATGTCGATGACGCCGCTGGTGATAGTTGTCACGCCCACGCCGACCGTGATGTTCGTGATGACGACGTAGTAGGCCGTGGTGCCGGTGCCGCCGTCCGTGGTGATCGCGCTGCGGATTGCTGCGTCGTCCGGAGCGACCGCGTTGGCTGCTGGGGTTCCCTTTACTGCCACGATGCCGCAGGCTGCTGGGTTGTCCTGGGTGCTCGAGTCGCCCTCTGGGCTTGGCTGGACGTATAGGACGATGCTGTCGATGCGGTTGTAGGTAGTTGGCGCCGCTTCGAGGGTTACCTCGATTGGTGCCTCGCTGATGTTGCTGATCGTGGTGCGGTTGCCGCTGGCGTCTTCTGCGACCGCGATGTCGCGAATGCCGGCCGAGCCGCCAACCGCGACGGTCATGCCTGAAACTGGCGCGCAGCCCCATCCGCTGATGATGCCGCGGGTGTAGGCTCCGGTAATGTTATTGAATGCCTTGACGCTGGTGCGGCCCTTAAATGCCGCCGGCGTTCCGACTGCATTATTTGGATTTGTCATTATTTTCTCCTCGGCTCGTGGCCTTTAGGTAGTCGTTGTGGTTTGCGATGACGATGCGGATGCGCTGGGCTCCGCATCGCTTGCAGTTGATTGTCGCGTCGATGCTGGCGTTGGTGTCGCCGAGCGTTCGCTTGCAGGTTGGGCAGGTGATTTTCATGCTATACCGTCCTGATTACGTGCTCGTTGAAGTAGCAGCGGCAGTTGACGTGTGCGGCTGGGATTTGGCCCTGATCGTTCCAGACGTCCGGGTCGACCGCGTAGGTCGTGGTGGCGTCGAGGACTGTGCCGTCTGGGAGCATCGTGCCAGCCTTGAGGGTGGCGTCTTGCGGGAATGGTTGGCCGATGCGGGTGCGGGTGCCGTCCATCGCGAAACAGGTCGGGCAGGTCGTGCTGTCTTTGGAGCATTTCCATTCGAGCTCGAGCTGGATGTTCCAGCGCTTAGCCATGTCCTGGTCGGCGTCGAGGCGTCCGCTCTTAAATGCGTAGACCGTTTCGTTGCGGGCGATCGTGGCGGCGCGTCCATCTGGGATTGCCATCTCGAGGCGCTTCTTGGTTTCTTCGGCCGTGAGTGGTTCGGCATGGACGAGTGCGGCGCGGACTTGCTCGCGGGTTTGACGTTCGAAGTCTGTCACGATCAGGTTGGTGCGTTCGCGGAGCCTGTCGGT